ATATAATATTTATTGATAGTACGAAGTATGTAAACATATATACACGCAGAGCGGCAACAGTAATCTATTGTAGATGAAGTACAAGCCGTTTAGTTCTAGAGTGCAATTATATATAACTTACATATTTCGTAGTGTTTATAAAAGAAAAGAGGAAAAGATATGTCAACAATAATTACAATATTATTAATAATCATATTAAGCCCAGCAATTTTATTTGCTGGATTTTTAGCATTATTTGCAATAGCTGGTTTGTTATCACTTGTAGCAATACCAATTATAGCATTAATTAGTTGGATAATAGATAAATTATTTTAAAAGAAAAGAAGGTGTACATATGACTAATCAAGAAAGAATAGAAAAATATAAAAAAGAGTATTGTACAAGATGTAAAAATAAGAACAAAAATGATTGTGAAATAAGAATATTCAAAAACAATAATATAGTATGTACAAAGTGTGTGTATTATGAGCGAGAAAATTAACTATGCAAATTGTATGCAAAGAAGATGCGATGAGTGCAAGCATTATGACTATTGTTTTAGATATAGACCAAGAAAGGAGAAAAAGAATGAAATTCAAAATAAATAACACAGAGTGGACAATAGAAGATGTAGACGAAGCAGCAATGAATAATGAAATGAAAAATGATGGAACTTTAGGAGTAACAATATATAAAACTCAAAAAATAATGTTACTAAAAGATCAAGCAAATATAATAAAGACATTAAAACACGAACTAACTCATGTATGGTTATATGAATATGGACATAATCAAAATGATGACAAAACATTTTCATATGAAGATGTATGTGAAGTATTAGCAAGTAGCAATGATTTTATAAATGAAATAGTAGAACAATATAAACAGAATAATGGTGTAAAGATAGAACAAGTAATAAATTCTATTTCGTTAATTGGAAACGAAATTTGTATTACGAGAGGCGAAAATGAACATAAATAAAAACATAAATAAATTATTATATGCCTTATCTATAAAAGGACAAATATATAAAATAAATACTTTCCAATTTTATAGTGAAAAGAATTGCAAGTATTGTACTAAATACCAAATACTAAAAAAAGAGCAAGTAGAAATATACAATGAAGAGATAAAAGAGTTTGAATTGCAAGATAGATATAAACAAAAAGAAGAATGTTATAGCAAAGTAGATGTAATGAAATATTTAATAGAGGAACATAGAAAAGGAAGTGAGGCAGATGGAAAATGAAAATATAGAAGATGAATATAACACATTAACAGAAATGCAAAAGAGATTTATTGATTATTATATAGAAACTGCGAATGCAACAGAAGCTTGTAAAAAAGCTGGATATAAGGGAAAAAATCTTAATAGAATAGGTTCACAAAACTTGTCAAAACTAGACAAATTTATAAAGATAAAACTTCAAGAAAAAGAAGACCAAAGAATTGCCTCGCAAGAAGAAGTATTACAATACTTAACAAAAGTAATGCGTGGGGAAGAAAAGGACCAATTTGGATTAGATGCTTCATTACAAGATAGAACAAAATGTGCAGAATTACTTGGAAAAAGATATGGTACATTTAAAGAAAAAGTTGAAGTTGCTGGAAATATACCAGTGGTGATAACAGATGATATTACAGAATAAAATAATAAATAAAAATACACAACAACAAGTAAATAACATATCATTACAAAGTATAGTTGGGAAAGGTTATGCAGAGTATTGGCATTGCAAATGTAGATATAGAGTATGCAAGGGTTCAAGAGCAAGTAAAAAATCAAAGACAACAGCATTATGGATAATAAGCAACATGATGAAATATAAAGAAGCTAATACGCTTGTAATTAGAAAAACATTTAGAACATTAAAAGACAGTTGTTTTACAGAATTAAAGTGGGCAATACATAGATTACAAGTAGATAGTTTTTGGGAGATAAAAGAAAGTCCATTAGAAATGACGTATAAGCCAACAGGACAGAAAATATATTTTAGAGGTTTAGATGACCCATTAAAAGTAACATCAATATCAGTAGATATTGGTGTTTTATGTTGGTTATGGATTGAAGAAGCATACGAAATAACAAAGGAATCTGATTTTGATGTAATAGATGAAAGTATAAGACGGAGAAGTTCCAGAAGGATTATTCAAACAAATAACAATAACATTAAATCCTTGGAATGAACATCATTGGATTAAGAAAAGATTTTTTGATGTTAAAGATGATGATATATTAGCAATGACAACAAATTATCTTTGTAACGAGTGGCTAGATGAAGCAGATAAAAAAGTATTTGAAAGAATGAAGAAAAATAATCCTAGAAGATATCAAGTTGCAGGATTAGGTAACTGGGGTATAGTTGATGGATTAGTATATGAAAATTGGAAAGAAGAAAAATTTGAATTAAATACAATAAGAAACTTAGATAGTGCTTTTGGGTTAGACTTTGGTTATACAAACGACCCAACAGCACTATTTTGTGGTGCAATAGATTTAAAAAACAAAAAGATTTATGTATATGATGAAATATATCAAAAAGGAATGAGTAACAAAGCGATATATAACCAAATAAATCAAATGGGCTATTCAAAAGAAAAGATAACGGCAGATAGTGCAGAACCAAAGTCAATAGATGAATTAAGAGGATTAGGATTAAGACATATTACAGGTGCATTAAAAGGAAAAGACAGTATAAACAATGGTATTCAATTTATACAAGACTTTGAAATAATAATACATCCTAGATGTGTAAATTTTATAACAGAAATAAGTAATTATACTTGGGACGAGGACAAGTTTGGAAACAAAATAAATAGACCAATAGATGATTTTAATCATTTGATGGATGCAATGAGATATGCAGTAGAAAAATATATAAATCAAAAGAAATTACAATTTGGTTATATAAAACCAATATAGGAGGAAAAACAATGATACAATGGAATCCAGAAACATTAGAAAATGAAAATAGTGTAGCACAAATATTAATGTTAGCAGATAAAGAATGGAATGCAAGAAAACAACTATATGAAAGAATAAGAAGAAAGACAGACAATTCTGAACTAGTAAGTATAAATGATGAAAAAATAAAAGTTGCATTTGAAAATTATATTAATTCAATGGTAACAGGGTATTTCGCAGGAAAAGCACCTGTATATGACGTTGAAAAGATATCAGACCCAACAAAATTAAATATAATAAAAAAACTACTTAATAAAGTATTTAATATAGATGCAAATAAAGATGAAGAACTAAAAGTATTAATAGATTATATAAGTAAATATAATGATGATGCAACAGAATTTTTTGATTTAGCATTTGATTATTTTGGAATGAGAGGATGCTATGAAGTATTATACGAGAATGAAGATAATGAAATAGTATATACAAAACAAAGTGCATTAAATACAATAGGAATATTTGATTATTCAACACCAGTAAAACAAATAGGGCAACTAAGAAAATGGACTGAAAGAGATAAAAATGGTGCAGACATAACAATAGTAGAATTAACAACAATAAATGGTAAAAGATATTATTCGCCAACACCAAATGATTATGCAAAATTACAAGAAGATAAACAAAAATTCAAAAAAAGTAAATGGAGTATGCTTCCTTGTATAGCAATAGAAAATGAAATGGGACTATCAAGCTTTGAATTGGTAGTCTCTTTAATTTGTGCTTATGAAAGAGTAATACAAAATAGTAGAAATACATTCCAATATAATGATGATGCAAAATTAAAAATAACAGGTTATGAACCAGATATACCATTGCTTATAGAAAAGAAAGATAAACAACGGAGAAGTAGAAAAAGACGAAAATGGAAATCCAGTTATGATTGAGAACCCAGAAAGAAAACAAAACGATGAAACAATGCTTAAAATGAAAGTATTTTATACACCCGATAAATCAGGCGATATAGCATGGGTAGAAAAAACAGTACAAGATACAGCACTAGAAAATCATAAGAAAACATTAATAGACTTAATAGCAATGATAAGTGGAGTGCCTAATATAACAGATTTAGGATTTACAAATGCAGACAATGCAAGTGCATTAGATAGAAAATTCTTTGCATTAGAACAAATGATAACAGATGCAGACAAACATTTTAAACAAGCAATATTGAGAAGATGGGAAACAATAATAGATCGAATAAATAAAAGAAAACACAAATCTTATGATTTTAGGAGTATAAAAATAGATTTACAAAGAAATCTACCCACAGATAAGGATACAGAAACCACAAGAGCATTAAAATTAAGGGGACTATTAAGTGATGCATCAGTTATTGATATGTTGCCAGATGACCTAGACAGTAATTCAGAACTAGAAAAAATAGATAAACAAAATGAAGAAAACATTCAAAAAAATTTACAACAAATGCAAATGATGGAACAAATAGGTGTAGAGCAAGATAATAAAGAAGATAAACAAGATGACAAAGTAACAGATTTAACAGACACACAAAAAGCACAAAAATTAACAGCAGACAATAAGAAAGAACAAACAAAAGTAGTTAATAAACAAATCAATAAAGAATAGAGGTGTTTTATATGTGGGGACAACATGATAATTATATGAAACAATTAAAACAACTATATAATAAAACATCAAGACAGACACAATTAAGACTCCAAGAAATCTTTGATACGTTTAATTTTACATTAGAGAACATATATAATATTGCTGATAATAAGACTAAAAAAAGAATAAATACATATATAGAACAATGGAAAGAACAAGGACTATTAAAAAATAATAACTATTTTACTGCATTAGCAAACAATATTTATAAAAGAACAAGAGTAAAGAATAGTGAAATATTAGAATTGCTTATTTATAGTGCATATATAGAAGAACAAAGCAAATTAGAAGAGCAAGAAAAACAAATAATGTATGAAGATGCCAACTACTACTATGAACAAGGACAAAAAGAAGTAAATAAAAAGAAAAAGCCATCAATATTAACAATGGCTTTATTTCTTGCATTATTAGACCAACCAAATTACAGTGGATTCAATTGGAAACAATACATTGAAGCTACAATGCAATATAATACACAACAATTATACAAACAAGTAATTTTAAATATACAACAACAAAAAGACCTAGAAATTGATTCTAGTGAGTTTCAAACAATAATAAATAGACAAAATAACCAAAAACTTAATATAAATAATGACAAAATATCAGGTGCAGTAGATTTACAAATGATAGGACTAAATAATTTAGCCAAAATAGAAGGAATAAAAGAAGTAGCAGAAGATAATTCAAAAGTTAGATTTATAGCTGTAGAAGATGATAAAACAACATTGATGTGTGATAGTTTAAATAATCAAAAATTTTATATTAACAAAGAAAATGTATTTGATAGATATTATGGTGAAACACAAAAAGAGCTAACAATACAAAGAATTAGATGTAATGGATTGGTACTAGGCTTAAATCTTCCACCAATTCAACATCACTTTCACTATTGTAGAAGTACGATAATGTATTTGCCACCAGTTGAAAAACAAGAAAAAACAGAGTATAATCTTGATATACCTAAACTAAGTAAAGATATTAAACAAGTTTTAAGCAACACAAAATTAAATTCCAATGTAAAAAAACTGTTTAATAAATATCTAACAGGCAACAATGCAAAAATAGATAATAACTTAAATGTTCCAATGAGATATAGTATTGATGACAATAAGATATATATAAATCCAAATCACTCAGACTTTAAATATTATGACTTGACTGAAAGTCTAACACATGAAATTATACATATGATAGATATAAGAAATAATATATCTAATAAATTAAATATAGACAATGAATTAAGAAGAACAAGATTACAAATAGATGTAGATGAAGATAAGTATATTAAAATATTGTCAAGCAGCAAATATGAAGATAATATGACATTAAGTGATATATTTTCTGCCATAACTAATGGAAAAATATCAGGAAATTATATGCATTCAAGTAAATACTGGATAGAGGATTCAACAAGAATAGAAAAGGAACTTTCTGCAAATATAATGTCGGCATTTTTAAATAAAAACCAGGATACGTTAAATATTATAAATTCAATAAATGGGCTAAAACAAATTAAAGAAAAGGTAGTGAAGTTATACAATGATTATACCAGATGAAATAAAAGAATTAATTCATAAATATATAGAGGAAAATGGTAAAAGACCATTAGGATTTAATTATGATGAATGGAATAGTTTTGCAGAGTATAAAGAATATTTAGAAAAAGAATTAGAAAAGTAGCACTTACTAGCAAGTAGGTGCTTTTATTATGGAAAGAAGGTGGAAAATATGTATATAAATCCATTTTGGTGTGGAGTAATAGCTACAATATTAACAGAATTAACAGGAATAATAGGATATGCAATATATCTTAGTATTAAAAAAAATAAATAAGTTATTAATATTTTATAATTATAAATCAAGAGCTAAGTCGACTAGCTCTTATTTTTATGCCGTTTTTCTTGTAGTTAGGCTTTATAAAACAAACAAAATAAATTTTAAGCAACTTTAGGCAGAGAACTAAAGGGGCAAGGAGGAACAAATGGAACAAGAAAACAATCAAAATGTTAACTCTGAGGCAGAGAACTCAAAGGGAACAGAAACAAGTAAAAGTGAAAGAACTAATTATGAAGAACTTATTAAGACAGACAAAGAACTTCAATCATTTTTAGATTCAAGAGTATCAAGTTCTAATAAAACTGCTATTGAAAATGCAAAAAAACAATGGGAATTAGAAAGAGATACACAAAAGTCAGAAGCTGAAAAATTAGCACAAATGAATGAAACACAAAAGCTTCAATATCAATTGAAGAAACAAGAGGAAGCAAACCAAGAAATTCAAAGGAAATTAAATGCTAGGGATTTAAAAGATGAAGCACTAAAAATAGCAACAACACAAGACACAGCATTTGACCCAGAATTTTTAAATCTTTTTGATTATGAAAACATGACAGCAGAGCAATTACAAGACAAAACAAAACTTATAAAAGCAATTCAAGACAGAATTGTAGAAAAAGCAGTAAATGAGTGGTCAAAAGAAAAACCACCATATAATCCAGACCCATCTGGTAATAAGTCAAGTGCTGATGAAGCAATAAGAAAGGCAATGGGATTAATTAAATAGGAGGATTAAAAAATGAATAATATTGAAATATCAACAATATACTTACCAAAATTAGATGAAGTATATAAAAACGAAGCAAAAACATCTATATTAGATGGAGATGAAACAACAGTACAAAAAGGATTAAATGGAGAAATTAAAGTAGCTAAACTAGATATGGATGGTTTAGGAGACTTTTCAAGAAATGATGGATACACAAAAGGTTCAACAACATTCAAATGGGAAACAGTAAAATATGACAAAGAAAGAAGTCAAGACTTAAGAATTGATAGATTAGACAATCAAGAAGCATTAGGATTACCTTTTGCAAAATTATCTGGAGAATTTGTAAGAACAAAAGTTGTTCCAGAAACTGATGCAGCAAGAATAGCAAAAATAGCAGGAGTAGATGGGATTTCAACAAAAAAAGAAACAATTTCAGATGGTGCAGGAGTTGTAAGTGCATTAAGAGCATGTACAAATAAAATGGATGAAGATGAAGTTTCAACAGAAAATAGAATTTTATTTATAACACCAACATTAAAAGGAATGATTGATGACTTAGATACAACTAAATCAAAAAAAGTTTTAGAAAGATTTTCAACAGTAATTGAAGTTCCACAAACAAGAATGTATACAGCAGTAACATTAAATAGTGGAAAAGAAAACTATGGATATCAAAAAGCCAAAGACACATATATTAAGTCAAAAGATACAGCTGTAGTATCAGGAAAGACATATTACACAGAAAGTTCTGGAACATATTCAAAAGTAACTTCACCAACAGGAAATCCATCAACATCAGACTACTATGAATTAATAGAAGGCGGAAAAGAAATTAACTTCTTATGTGTTGAAAAATCTGCAGTTGTTACAGCTATGGACCAATTTATTAAATACTTCACACCAGATGAAGACCAAAATGGAGATAGCAATGTATTCAAATACAGAAACAATAACTTATATGGACACGTATATGAAAATAAATTAGCTGGTGTATACTGTTCATACGAAGGATAGGAGGTAGTGAAATGTCAACATTTATAGGATTAAAAGTAAACAAAGTAGAAGAAGAGGCTAAAACAAAAGTTGAAAAAAAAGAAACAAAAGAGGCTAAAACAAAAGTTGAAAAAAAAGAAACAAAAGAGGCTAAAACAAAAGTTGAAAAAGAATAGTTAAGGAGGCAATAGAAATGACAAAAACTAACAATATAGACAAAATAATAGCTGATTTAGGAGCTAATTATAAAAATGATGTAAATGTCTTAAACGAAATTTTTGAGGAAGTAAGTTCTATTGCCTCTGATATTTCTAATAGACAAAAAGATGATGAGAAGTTATTTCCATATATTAAGAAAGCAACAAAAGCAATATATCTTTCAAGGGGAGCAGAAGGCTTAACAAGTCGTAATGAAGGTTCTATTGCAACATCATTTGAAGATATAATAGATAAATTAAGAAATGACATTATAAAATCTGGTTTGAGGAGGATTAAATAATGCTATTACGAGATTTAACAAAAGTATATATATCAGAATACGAAGAAATAGAAGACCATGGCGAAATAGATAAAGTATGGAAATATAAAGGACAGGCTTGGCTAAATATGCAACAAGATGTCAACGAGTTAGATAGAAAGTCTACTGGTGAAGTGGATTATAGTACATATAAAGGTCGTACGACTAGAAAATATGATATACAAAAAGGTAATGGAATATCATTTGAAGATATCTCAAAATTAGAGAAGTTTATTCCGGAGTATAGAGTACTGGACAAAAATAAAATAGGAAGTACTTATGTATATAGAATGGAGAAAATACAATGATAAATTTCAATTGCAATATAAAAGTAAAACATAATTTTAAAAATATAGATGCTATAATTAAAAAATTACCGCAAACTGCAAAGATGGCAACTGAAGATGTATTAAAAAACATTAGAGGTTATGCTATAAAATTGGAAAAACGGACATAAGGAAGAAGGTATATTAGCAGAAATGATTGATATGTCTACTAAAGAAGTGAAACGGTCGTGTATATGCTGACCCTTCTAAATTTATGACTGAAAATGGACAATCATATTTATGGTTTGAGTATTTTGGAACTCGGACAATATGCGGAGCAAGAACACATAGGAAAAACAAAACACTTTATCGAATCAGGCTATACAGAATGGTATATACCTGTGAATAAAGTCGGTAGGTCATTAAGTTATCCAATTGTAACCATAAAAGGAGAACAATTCTATGTTGCAGTAGGCTCAAAAGCAAATCACTTTTTAAGTGATTCTGAATTTAAAAGTAGAAACGAAAATGCAGAAATAGTTAAGAAAAAATTAGATGAGATGTTAAAGGAGGTATGTAAATGAAAGATTTAAGTGAATTAGAGTTTAGTGATTTAGTATATGAAAAACTAGAATCATTGAAATATAAGCAAATATTAACAAATCCTACAACAACAAGTAAATTTCCTTGCCTAGAATTACATACACCTTTAAAATCTGTGAATAAAACGGAAAATGCATTTCCAATTCAATCAACATTCCAAATATCAATAACTTGTTGGAATGAAAAGCAACGTCAAGCCATGCAAATGACAGATGAAGTTGATACAAAACTTCAAGAATATAATTTTATAAGGACAAATACCAGCCCTGCAATGTATGATCCTATATTGCAAAAATACGGTATAACAATAACATTTGAGGTTCGTTATAATTCAATAACGGCCTCTTTTAATTTTATAAGATAATAGGAGGAATTTTAAATGGACCCAAAAACAAGTACAATGACAAAATTGTTTCATGCAGATACATTAGAAGACTTAAAAACACAGGCTAAAAGAAAACAAATAGCTTTTGTACAAAGTATACCAGAATTTTTAAAAGCACCAGAAGGAGTGACTTATAGTGCTTTAGATATTCCGGATGAAAGAATGGCAGAAGGAAGACAGAAAGCAGAAAATCTAGAAATAGAAATATTATTTAAAGAAGACCAATATGATGAATTAAAAGCACTACAAACTGCAAAAACAAATGGCTATTGGGCAATCCAATTACCAGAAAGCACAGCTTCAGAGGCAGGAAAACCATTAACATGGTACTTTACTGGAACATGTTATGTTGGAATGAGTGAAATTGCTATAGATGATATGTTAAAATCAAAATTAACAATTTATAGAAGCTCAGAAATACAAGAAAGTAAAGGCTTTCCCACAACTTAGTTCTACATTAAGTGCTAGGAGTAGAACAAGAAAAGTTGCTAGCACAATAGAAGAAAATAATGAGAAGGCAGAATAAGCCTTCTCTCTTTTGCAAAGGAGAGAAAATAAAATGATTATAGAAACAAAAAATAAAACAATTAATTTAGTACTAAAAACACGAAAAATAGTAGACATAGCTAATCTACTAAAAAATAAAAATTTTGAAGAAGCCTTCACAAGAGCATATTCAATATGCGATAGAGAAGCTTTGTCAAAAATAATATTTAAATTAGCAGAAAATGAGGATGGCAAAAGTACATTTATGACATCAAATGAAGTATATGACTTTATGGATGATTGTAGACTAGAAGGAATAACTGCAAATGATTTATATGAAAAGATTGCAGAGGCATTGAATGATGAGGGTTTTTTCAAAAAGAAAATGAGCAAGAAAGAATTAAAAGAAATGACCTCAAATCCTTTATCGACAATGAATATGAACGATTTAGTTCAAAAGTCAGCAGAAAGTGCAATGAGCAAAATAGCAGAGAAACAACTTCAAGAACAAGGATTTCAAGGTTACGAGGCTTAAATGATATAATAGAAAAAATAAAAACAGCTCATAATTTAGTTGAGTTAATATATTCAATAGAATCTCTAGCGTATTACTTTGATATAAAACCACATGAGTTTTGGAATAGCAGATACTCAGAAATAAATACATATTGTCAAATACATCTTGTAAAAATAATTGATGAATTAAAAAGTGAAATTAATTTGCAAGAAGCGGTTACTAATAAACTTATAAGAGCAGATAGTATGAGCAGAAACCCTAAAATAGTACCAATTAGAGATAATTATAAAGAACTATTTAAGGAAGAGGAACAACAGGTACAATCTCCAGAAGAAATTATAAGAAGAATGAGAAGAATAATGAAAGCAGAAAAAAATTAAAAAAATCATATTTTCGACAAACTTCGACAAAAAAGTATAATTTAAAGTGCTATAATCTTTTTATAATAAATAAGAGGAGGATAAAATGAAGGTATGGAGTAAAGAAAAGATAGAAAAAATTGAGAGTAAAAGAATAATACTTATAGTAATGATAATGCTTAGTTTTATTTTAACACTTGTAATGCCATTATTTTTCTTATTAGGTATAATATTATTGATACTAAATATAAATATTAAGAAACAAAGAACATTAAGAGATGAATTGGATATGGAGAACGAACTACTAAAAGATGGATATAAAAAAATATGTAAGGGAATTTATGTAGATGAACAAAAGCAAAAAATAAATATATTAAACAAAGAATATGGATTTTCCCAAATAGTTAATTGCGAATTAATAACAAAAAATAAATCTTTAGACAATGTATATAGTAAAACTAAAGGAAAAGTAAAAAAGAATGGAAAAATAAAAGCTAATACTTATAATTACAATAGTCAAACAAGTTATTGCGAACAAATTTATATAAATATATTAGTAGATGATTTGCAAAAACCAAATATAAAAATCAATCTAAAGGAAAATTACAATTTAAATGTTAACAGTAAAAGATACAAAGAAACAATAGCGAAAGCGGAGAGAGCTGTTTCGATGCTAAAAGTGCTCATTTCAAGAAATAATGAAAAATATATAGAAAATGGGACAGTAACAAAGGTGGAACATAAATACATAACGGAAGAAAATGCAAGTATTCAAATTGAAAGATTATCCAAATTACATAAAGATAAAATATTGACAGACTATGAATTTGAAATGAAGAAAAAAGAATTATTAGATAAAATAAAATAAAACACTTACTTAGGTAGGTGTTTTTTATTATATAAAAATTTTTAAAAAAATTTTAAAATACCTCTTGACTTTTGTGGGAACATATTATAATATATATGTGTGAACAAAAGTGAGGTGAGAAAAATAGAAAATAAAAAAATGGGTAGGCCTACTACTAATCCTAAAAATGAAGAATTAAAAGTAAGAATATCTAAAGAAGATAAAGAAAAATTAGAATATTGTATTAATAATAGCAATAAAAATAAGTCTGAAATTGTCAGAGAAGGAATAGATAAGGTCTATAATGAAATAAAAAAATAAAAGAAGAAACCCGTTACATATCTTGGCGGATACACGAGTTTCTTACACATAGAAATTTTAGTTCCTACAAATATATTGTATCACAGTAGGGCTGGAATTTCAATACAAAATTGAAAGGAAGGTCTTTTTATTATGGCAAAATTAAAAATCGAATATAGAACAAAAGAACAAAACAAAGAAAATTGTTTTAAGAATAGTACTTATTTTACTTTTACAATTAAGGATAGGACTACTATAATAAGCATTGCAACAAATGAAACAAGAAAATTAAAAGATATTGTATATGGAATTGAGAGAGAACTTCAAGATGGATATCATTTACAAAAGGATGAAAAATTTGAAATATGCAAGTTTGATAGGTGTGCTATTGAATATGAAAGTCAAACAAATAAAAGAATTGATTCAAATGTTTATAATATTTGCAAAAATGCTTATCAATTAATTGAAGAAGGTAAAACAACTTGGGAACATCTAATAGAAGTTTTTAACGAAGGAGGGTGTTCTGAATGTATGTAACTAACATATGGGGAATATTATTTTGTTTTTATATTCCAGCAATATTAATCATAATAATATCTTATTATGAAGGTAGAGAGGAAGGTAAAAAATATGCAAGAACTAACAGAGTTCAATATAGAAAAAACAACGGCAGAAATTCTTATGCTAAAAGACCAAACGGCACAAAATATAATAGAAATAGGTAAAAGATTAATAGAAGCTAAAAATAATTTACCTCATGGAGAATATTTGAGTTGGCTAGAAAATAAAGTGGATTTTAGTGATAGGACAGCAAGAAACTTTATGAAAGTAGCAAATACATTTGAAAATTGGCAACCGGTTGCCAATTTAGGAACTAGAAAATTACTTGCACTTGCTGGACTAGATGAAGAAGACAGACAAGAAGTAATGAAAGAAAATAAAGTTGAAGATATGACAACAAGAGAATTAGAAAGAGTTGTAAAAGAAAAGAAAGAAATAAAAAAACAATTAGAAGAAGAACAAGAACTTTCTAATGAACTTCAAGAAGAAATAAAAGAAAAAGAAAAACAAATTAAAGTACTACAAAATGAAATAGAGAATATTCAAATACCAAAAAAAGAGGTAATAGAGAAAGAAGTTGTAAAAGAAGTAATACCAGAAAATTTAATTTTAGAAAAACAAAAACTAGAAGAAGGATTAGAAACACTAAGAAAAAGAGCAGAAAAAGCAGAAAATACATTAAGTAGAATGAAACTAGATAAAGAGATACAGCAGGACAAAATATATAGTAACGTAAAATTAGATAATTTACTAATAAATATAAAAACTTTTCTTGATAATGCTTCTAAATATACTTACTTAAAAGAAGAATTGCAAAAAATACCTACTCAAAATAGAAAAATATTGGAAAGTAAAATAAATGAAGTTGAAAGTTGGACAATTTTAATGAAACAAGCATTAAGAAATGAAAATAATATGGTCGGAAATGTGATTTTCGGAGAAGGAGAGATAATAAATGAGTGATATAATATTAAAAGAAAATAAAGATTTAAGAAAAGAAACAAAGGATTTAGACATTAAAGATTTAATAAAGGGACTTACAGAAAGTCAAACAGTTATGAATTATGCTTTTGCAGGTTTTAAAACTGAAACAGAACAAAAATTTCAAGAAGTTGATAATAGACTTCAAGAACATGACGAAATAATTAAAAAGAAAATATATTTAAGTTCAAATAAAGCAAGACTATTAAGAAAAGCAGTAAAAGAGAAAGTGAAAATAATTTGTGAAGAAAATGGACTTGAATATCATCAAATGAAATCTAAAATATTCCCTAGAGTATATGGAAAAATAAATGACCAATATGGAGTAGCAACGTATAGAGAATTACCAGAATATTTCTGGGAAGATATTATAGAGAATTTACGAAACATGATAGTGAATGTTAAAGATTTAAAAGAAGTAGCTTAAAATAAAGCATCAGTAAAACTGGTGCTTTTTATAATGAAAATATGGAAGGAGGAATGACTTATCACTGTAGAAGAAATAGAAATAGTAGTAACAGCAAAAGTAGAAGATGCACTAAAAGAGTTTCAAAAAATATTACCTGTATTAAAAGAAACAATGAAACAAGCTCAAGAATCTTTTTCAAAAGTTGATACAAAAACAATGACAAATAAATTACACCATGCAGTTAACATTATGAAAAAGAAGATGCAAGACTTAAAAAAGAGTTCTGAAAACAACAAAATAGCAATTAAAGTTAATAACAAAGATGCACAAAAACAAATAACACAAATTGAAAAAGAAATCGATAGTCTACAAAAGAAAATAACTGGTCGACAGTTAAAGCTAGATGTTACGAATAATGCTTTGGATAAGATAAGAAACGACACAAATCAGTCTGTAATTAAAGAAATGCCAGAGGCTGGAAATAAACAAATAAAAGCAGAAACATATAAAAAATTAGACAACAATGCAAGCTATCAAAGTTTAGTAAAGCAAAGTGATAAATTAAATAGTGAAATTGAGAAATATAATGCATTATTAAATAGTGCAAAATCTAAAATGGCAGAATTAGGGCAACAAACTTCTAAAACATCAGCTACTCAAAATAAATTGAGTAGTTTTTTTAATGAATTTAAACAGAAAATAGAGAAAATAAAACCTAGTATATCTAATGCCAAAAATACTTTTAATAAAATGCCAGCAATAGGTCAAAGTTTATCAAAAGTGACACAAAATGTTACAAACCATATAAAAAGTATTGAAATGGGCATGAAAACTCGGAATAGGAACAGTACTAAAATATGCAGCTGCATTGATTAGCTTAAGAAGCATATATTCTACATTAAGTAATTGTGCACAGACTTGGTTATCAAGTCAAAACACAGGAGCAAAGCAATTAATTGCAAATATTGATTATATGAAATATGCAATGGGAAGTGCTTTTGCACCAATAATACAATACGTAACAGGTTTAGTATATCAATTAATGAAAGCTATTCAAACTGTTGTTTATGCATTATTTAGAGTAAATATATTTGCAAAAGCAAGTGCAAGTTCATATACAAGTATGGCAGGGAGTGCGAAAAAAGCAAAAAATGAAACAAAACAGTTAGCAGGAATACATGACGAAATTAACAATGTGCAATCTAATGATAATTCTAGCAGCGGAAGCAGTGGAAGTACATCACCTAGTTTTGACTTATCTGGAATAGATAATCAAATGTCTCCATTTGCTCAAAAATTATTTGACTTTTTTAGACCACTTGTCGATAGTTGGAATAAATACGGATCTACTTTGGTAGAACAAATAAAGACAACAGTGGGACAGGTAACAAGTTTAATATCAGCTGTATGGGGGAGTTTTGAGAAAATAATTACGAATGGAACTGTATACAAATCATTAGAATTAATTTTAGCAATTATAGGCAATATAGCAGAGGCATTTGCAAATGCATGGAATTATAATGGTAATGGAGATGCAATAGTACAGAATTTAGCAAATGCATTTAATAATCTATTAACAGCAATAAACAATGTAGTGCAAAGTGAAGGATTTCAAAATTGGTTAAATGATTGTTCGGAGAAATTCAAAGTGATATCAGAAAAAATATCTGAGATAAACTGGCAACCATTAATTGATGCGTTATTCAGCATAGGAGAAAGCATAGGCACAGTTGCTTTGGATGTTTTAAGCGGATTGGTAGATGTATTTAAATGGGTAGCAGAGAACCCCAATGTAATTGAAGTATTGACGGGGATTGCTATTGCTATAAAGTTAATAAGCGTTGCAGTAGGAATTTGGAATACAGTGCAAATGGTATGGAATGCGTTGATGTCACCGGTAACATTAACAATAATGTTAATTGTTGGTGCCATTGTAGCGCTAATTGCAATTGTCATGGCTGTGATAGAAGTGATAAAAAATTGGGGAACTATTTCGGAATGGCTAAGTAACAAGTTCACGGAAGCAAAGGAAGCAATAACAAAAGCTTTTCAAAATATAGGAAAATGGTTTGCAGATAGATGGAATGACATATGTAATGCATTTAGTAATGTAGGAAAATGGTTTTCGGATACATTTAATAGTGCAGTACAAGGAATAAAGAATGCCTTTAGTTCAGTAGGGGCTTTCTTTAAGGGAGTATGGCAAGGAATTTGCAATGTATTTGGGAATGTGGCCAATTGGTTTGGAAACATATTTGGAAAAGCATGGCAAGCAGTAAAAAATGTATTTAGTTCTGGAGGACGTGTTTTTGATGGAATAAAAGAAGGAATACTTAATGGATTAAAAGCTATTGTAAATGCAATAATAAATGGAATTAATAAAGTAGTAGCCATACCATTTAATGGATTAAATGCAGCCTTAAGAGCAATAAAAAACGTAAATATCATGGGGTTAAGTCCATTTGGATGGATATCTACCATATCAGTTCCGCAGATACCAAGATTAGCTAAAGGTGGTGTATTAACAGAGGCAACAACAGTATTAGCGGGTGAATACTCTGGAGCTAAAACTAACCCAGAAATTGTAACACCACAAAACATAATGAGAGATACGTTTGAAGACGTATTATCAGACTTTAACAATAATAATGGACAGCCATTACATGTAACAATACAATACTTAGGAAGAGAAATATTTGACGATACAATAGATTATATAAACTCAAAAACTAGAAGAACTGGTAAAAATACAATAGTAACGGTAGGTGATTAAAATGTTATGGAGAGAACATGGGAAAACAGAAAATTTACCAACACCATCATCATACAGTGCTGATATAGAAGACACAGACAACGATAGTTATACAAGTAAAAAAACAGGAGCATTGATAGACAATCCCATAGCTGTAGGAATGTTAAAACTTTCTATGGCATGGGATTTAAATTCAGAAGAAGAAGCAGAGAATCTCATGCAAAAAACATATAAAAATCCATTGGTACTAGATATAAAAGTACCAGTTATAAATGGTGGATTTTTGGAGGGGGTAAAATTTAGAGTTTCAAAAAGAAAAGTAGAAATGATAGACACAGAATTAAGTAAGAGTACTTCCAAAACAAGATGGAAGTGCTCTTTTAATTTGATGCAAAAAGAATTAACAGATGCACAAAAAACAGCTGTGAAGAACTCAAATTCTTAGGAGGTTATGATGTATAATACAACTCAAAATTACAAAAATAAAATATTAAGCGATTCAACACAACATGAATTAAATATATATATTGATAACAATAAGATTGAACCAAATCATATTATAGATTTCAAGTCTACATTAGAATTATTCAATAACAATGAGTTTTGCTTAGGCTGTACTCCTGAAATAGATATTGAATTTGAGATAGATAAAAAGGACTTACCTGAAACTTATAATGAGGTATATGTTGAAAGTGGATTAGAAGATGAAATAATACCTGTTGGAAAGTTTACAATTCAATCAATAGAAGATGACGAATTTAAGGTTAAAATAAAAGCCACAGATTATATGAAAAAATTTGAAGATAATAAGTATGATGGAAGTAATCTAATATATCCGAAAACAATGCTAGAAGTATTACAAGATATATGTACTAAGATAGGAGTAGAACTAGGTTCTACTTCTTTTCTTAATGATGATAAGCAGATAGCAGTATATGATAATACAGTAACAGCTCGAACATATATAGGTTATATAGCAGAACAAGCAGGAGGATTTGCTGTAATAGGCAGAGATGGAAAATTATATATAAAAACCTTTGGAGAAGATAGGGTTGATTTTGATATTAATTTGTTTGGCGACTTTACTTGGGGAGATAAATTAAAGATAAGTAGAGTTTCTTATGAAGATGGAATACAAAATTATAAATTTGGAGATGAAACACAAGCAACAGTATTTATTGATCAAAACAATATGTATATAGTTGATAGTGAACAAGTAGAGAATATTTATAATCAAATCAAAGGTTTTGAAGTATATGCATTTGAGGGGGAGACAATAATAGACCCAGCTTATGATATTGGGGATATTCTAATAATTGATGATAAAAAAGTTTTATATCAAGGAGAGCTAAATTATGCGGGGAAATTTAAGGCAAGTATAAAAAGCAAAATACAGGTCAAAACAGAACAAGAAAGTATGCAGACAAAACAGAGTAACTCTAACAAAATAAAAAGGGTGCAAAGTGAAATAAATCAAATTGATGGGAAAATAACACAACTAGTACAGGAATCATCAGAACATGAAGAAAAAATAACAAAACATGAGCAAGACATAGATACAATAAAAGATCAAGTATCAAGTGTTACAGATTATAAAAGAGAAGTAGAAGGAATTACAGAAATACACTTAGAAAATGCAAGCAAGGCACAAGTATTGATATTAAAAATTGAAGGAAATCAAAAGTATGAAAGCAATTTGTTTCCTTCCGACGAATTGTTTCCAAGTGATAATTTATATCCTAACCAGGAGGTGTTATAGATGATATATAAAATAATAATAGACAAGCAAAGTAGAACTAATCCTTCAGCAGATAGAAAGACATATTTAATTGATACAGATGAACTAAGAACAAATGGAAAAATAAGTGATAGTATAGAAATAGAAAAGGAAAATGCATATGTTATAAGACGATTACAATTATCAGAATATCATGTTTTAACACCGCTAAAAACTCCAATAAAGCAAAAACTAAATATACAAGTAGAACTTTTTGAAGGCGAAAATTATATATACCTAATTGATATGGTTGGAAATAAGATATATGCAGAATATATAATAAAAAATGACTTTAATGATATATTTGCTACGAAGGTTGAAATGAATAGTGCAATAAATCAATCAACACGAGGTATTGAATTAAGTGTAAACCAAAAATTTGAAAGCTATTCAACAACCGCAGAAATGAATGCAGCAATAAATGTAAAATCAGAAGAAATAACAAGCGAAGTAAATAAAAAAGTAGGTAAAACAGAAGTTGGAACATATATTCAACAAAATACAGAAGCAGTAAAGGTTGCATGGAACCAAATAAGTGAATTTATTCAAATGATGATATTAAATGGTAATGCAAGTCTAGCAATATTAGATAATAACAAAAAAGTTTTAATGTCATTAGATAAACTAGGGCAACACTTCCATGAGAGTGGAACAAAGTTCGGAGAAATGGGAGTAAAAACGCAAGACGACAACAAATATATTGCATTTTCAGTAGACAGTGAGTATAATACCAAAATAAAAAATGGTATGGCTTGGGGAGTAGTAACAACAAGTGATGGGAAATTTTGGCCAATTTTATACATAAAAGATTTTGCTATGCCACCTAAAAATTCAGGAGGTTGCACAGGACAACTTGTATTAAGTGGATGTGATTTGGTTTTAGATTCATCAAATGCTGGAATAATTTCAAATGGTGTAAAAATACAAGCAGATGCTATGCCTGGTATATTTTTTAATGATGAGAAAACAAATTCGATGTTGTTTTATATTATGCCTGCAACTACTACTTCAAATGCATCAATGGGAATATTAGATAATATACAATTTTATAAAAATCAAGCTGGATCAGATTCATTTAAAATTGGAACAGGAAATTCATATGTATTAGTTACAGATGAGGGAGATTTATCAGCATGTGGAGGAAATATATTTTTTGGTACAGAAAGTAACAAGGTAGATTTCATACTATTTCCAAATGTACTTGCCAATATCTATGGAGATTTAAGTGTAAGTGGAAATGTATATGCTAATAACATTTCATCAGATAGAAGAATAAAGAAAAATATAAAAAAATGTTCTCAGAGTGCTTTAGAAATAATAAAAAAGATTAAACATAAACAATTTGATAAAGAAGATGATGGAAAACATTATGATATAGGTTATATAGCACAAGAGATGGAAATGTTAGACCCTAATTTTGTAATTATACGTCCCCAAAAAGACAACATTGAGGAAAGGTATTATATTAACGAATTACCAATAATTGCTACAGCAACTAAAGCAATCCAAGAACAACAAGAAATGATAGAACAATTGCAGGAAAAAGATAAACAAAAAGATAAGGAAATAGATAAACTTATAAAAAGAATAGAAACTCTTGAAAAGGAGGCAAGAAATGGAAATAATTGAGTTTAAAGGAGCAACAAAAATAAAGAATGCATATGTAGAAATAGAGGGAACGCAATACGAAGTGGTGCCGGCAGAATATAGTGGAGAGACACCATTAACACCTTATAATATAAACAGAATGCAAGAAAATTTGCTTACACACATTTACCAACTAAAAATAACATCTAATATAAATGCAGGAGCAGAAGTAACATTACCTTGTTATTATCAAGTTGGACAAGAAGTATTAGATGTATACTTAGACACCGAAAGACTAG